GCGCTGCCCGCAGCGAAGTCGCTATCCGTTGCGAGCCGAAGCCCACGACCGGCAGCGTCCTCAACGTGGTCTGGATGGACGTTGACTAAGTTGCCATGCATGTTGACCATGTTAGGCATCGGCTTTGGCCTTCGTGCTCTTGCCCTCGCCGTCCGCCTTCATCGCGGCAATCAGCGCTTGAGGATCGACAGTGCTGATGTTCGTGACGTTCTTGGCCTGAGCCTGCCTGCGGGACTCGATCACCTTCGCGCGGAGATCAGCGTCCTCGCGCTCTCGCTTCTGGTGAGCCTTGATCTCGGCAGGCGTTGCGACTCGGAAGCCGCGCTGCTTCCAATTGCCATCAGCGTCCTTGTAGGCGCGTGTCGGCGTGTTCATGGCTTCCTGTGCCATGCGGTCGCCGTTCCTCTGGTCTCTCGCATCGCTGATGTTGACGACGCGCCCGTTCGATTCATTCAGAAAGTAAGGCATAGCGCCTCCATGTTGGGCGAAAGGGGCGACCGAAGCCGCCCCAAACGCTTGTTAGTCGCGGGTCTTGATCGTGCCGAGCCACTCGGGACGGTAGACCTGGACACCGAAGTAAATCTGGCCGCGCAGGACGTGCGAGCCAGCCTTCATGTCATAACCCAAGATGATGCGAGGGGTCTGACCAGACGCCACAGCACCCGCTTGAGGGTCGCGGAACTGCCCGAAAGCGTGAACCAGCGAACTGCCAGTCAAGCCACCAGCCACGCCATACACGTTGTGACGGAATCCGTCGGTTGTTGCGACGAGGTTGTTGTCCTCAACCACGTCGAAGCCGTGAATCCTGCCAAGCGTGCCACCGCTGATGTACTCCTGGCCCAGCTTCTCAGCCGCCGTGAAGCGATCGAGAGCGAGAAGAGCGTTGTACTGGTCACTTTTGACCGCGATGTAACGCCCAGCGTCGGGCGCGTTCGCATTGTCAAGGTTGGACTTGGCCGCCAGAATGTCGGCTTCGTCGATGTCAGCGCCGGTGCCCGCCGTGATCGCCGTGATGCTGGCACTCGAATAGAGCGCAGCAAGCGCGGCGTCAACGGTCTTCGCTGAGTTCGCGCCGATCTGCTCACCGTATGGGCCGAGAATGTCTTGATTCTCAAGCGCCAGCGAGTAGTCGGTGAACGCCATCACCACCGCACGCTTGGTATCGATGGTTAGCGTCGTCTTCGAGCTTGAGAACTGAGCGTACTCAAGAGGAGTTCCCTCAGTCTCGGCTTCGAGCGTGACAGCCGGGATTTTCGGCAGATCCAGTTTGTTGCCGCCAGCGGCCAGCATCGAAGTGGCGTCGAATGAGCGGCCAAGCAGGCCGTTCTTCGTGTGATCGGTGAATGCGAGCTGAGCTTCCGTGGCCACAATGGTTGGGATGAACTCAGCGTTCGCGGTTGAAGTCATGTACTCATCGGCCATGACGATCTCTCCTTAGCGACGCACTTTTCGCATCGCCTTGTAGAGCACATCTTTGCTTACGCCTGCCTTCAACGCAGCGTTAAAGGGCTTCATGTCGCCTGCCCTCATGCCGTCCATGATGCGGCCCACCGATAGAGGGGGTGCATCGTTCCCGGCTGGTCGCCCTTGAGGCTGACGCGGCGCTGGCTTCGGGTCGCTCTTCGGTTGCGTCTCTGTGAACGCCTCGATTAGGTCTTCTGCCGTGTCCGTATCGTCACGCTCAAGTGCGCGCTCGACGCTCGCTCGCAATCGCTCAGGCATGGCTTCCGCCTTCGCCTTGAGCTTGGCCTTGTCAGACTCAAGACGCGTAGTCTTGAACCCAGCCAGCTCTTCGTTCTGCTTGCGAAGCTCCGCTAGCTTGCGTCGAAGGTCTTCAGCCGAGGCTTCAGCTTCCTGCTTGGCCTGACTGCCCTCTTCGAGCTCGCGGATTCGAGCTTTGGCAGCTTCAAGTGCCTCTTGCGCCTCACGCCTTCCGGCAGCAAAGCTCTGTGTGCTCGTTTGCTTCAGTTTCGTCTCCCAATCCACACCGGATTCGGAGCCTTGTTGCGCAGTCCCAGCCGCGCTCGCTGAAGCATCCTTCGGAGTGGATGCGGTCTCAGGAGCTTGATCGCTCATGTATGTGTACCCCTACTTATTCAGAGGATTGGTCTTCGGATTGCTCTTCGAGAGTCGCGATCTGCGTCTCTCCATTGGCGTCCGTGTAGACGAGTGCGAACACCGTCTGGTCGTCTGGCTGCGTGACAGCAATGCCTTCGTACTCAGATGGTGCGCCCTGCTCGCTCGCGGGGATCGCGAACTCCAAAGGCGTGCCGCCAGCGTCAGTCACTCGTGCCAGCAAGCTGGCTAGCTTCTCTTCCATTGTCGATCTCCATGTTTGCTGACTCTTCGCCAGCTTGTACGCCCTTGCGGGCTGTCAATTCAGCGCGAGCCTCTTCCAACGAGTCAAACTCGTCGGGATTCTCGCGCATCAAAATCTCTTCTTCAGTCAGCACGCCAAGCCCTAGGTAGTGCTGATCAAGCGCGATCTTCTCAGCCGCGCCATAGCTCGCGGACTGGCGTCCGTACTTCACGCTCACGTCCCAAGCCATTGGGTCAACGCCGATAAAGCCATCAACGTTTGCGTCATTAAGCACGTCGAGCACCGCACGGAGCAGGTTCGTTTCGTACATGCGGAACAGCTTGATACGAGCCTCGCGCAGCTCAGCAACAGGGCCATTAGCCTCAATGATCGCAGCGCCACTCGCGGCGGTGTCAGCGTCGAGCATCGTCTTTGGAATGCCAGCAGCCTCGCGTGCGGCGTCTACCATCTCAGTGATGGTCTGATTCCAGTCGATCAGCGGCGACCCCGGCGAAGCGAAATACAGATCGCCTTCCTCTGGCAGCTTCACAGCGGCGCCGGGCGAGCTGACAAAGTTCTGCTGATCGTCAACGCCCTTGACCACCATCAACCCGTGGCCTTGCATGATCGTCGCATAGTTGCGAAGTGAGTACATGTCGCTATCGATCGTCACCGAAAGCTCGGCAAGCGCTGGCCCTTCAGCGTGAGTGCGCCATGCGTTCGTGGGCGCGTGGTTGAAGCAATGAACGATAGGCGCTCTGCCTGTCGCCAGCGGTTCGTCAACCTTCACCTCGCCACCCCAGACGCGCAGGTAGCGATCAGCCGTGAAGATTTCGGCAGTCGGCACTCGCTCGCTGGTGGCGTCATCAGCGCGAACGATGTCAGAGCCGAGCAGGATCGTCGCGAGCGGTCGACGTGGGTTCTCGGGATTCGGCACGATACGAATCTGGCCGCCATGATAGACGTGAAGCACAAGCTCGCCGTGCGCGACATCGTACCAGGGGCGAATGACCACGTTGCCAGTCAAGCGCAGCAGCGCGTCAACCTGCTCCAGCACTGCATCGGCCTGAGCGACACGGTAGAAGTCTTGGAGCAATGAAAGCTGGGGGTCTTCCTTGTCGAGATTCACGCCGTCGACGTAGACCTTGCGCAAGACTTCCGATCGGTAGAGATCAGACCAGATGCGCATCCATGACCGAAGCCAGTTGATCGAGACGCGACCGGGGCGATCGATCATCTCGTTCATCTTCTCGGATGGAAGAGGGCGATGGAATGGCAGCGTGCCGTCCTCGTAGACAGCCACCGCGTCAGTTAGCACCGTCTCCTCGAGCTGCAGATCAGCGTGTAGGTAGCCACCGAAAGCGCCGCGACGAGCGAACGTGTGCGCAGCGACCTCGCGCTGAGCCTTCGCAATCTTGATAGCTTCGTCGATCAGCGTTGCCATGCATGGGCCTCCTAACGCCCATGATGTTCTAGATGCAACAAGGTTGCAAGTAGGAAAAGACGGCAGGTGCTAAAACGCAAACACCGCCCGTGGGAAACGAGCGGCGAGAGCTTGGGAGTAGCGATGAGTGAGATTCGCTGCGGATACTCTACCAGCGCGATTCGCTCGCGTCAACGCAAACACCCCCGCGTGAGCGAGGGTGAGAGCGAGCGCGTCTAGGTCTTCAGTTATTCCCCCGCTTGGAAGACTCCACGGCTGCGGGGCCAGATGTTCCCAGTGTCAACGCGCTTGGGGAACCCACGGACGGTGAGAGCTTGCGGCTCTCGAATGCGTGCCTCGCCGAAGCGAGGACTTTGTGCAGGCGGAAGTCCTTCGTCCTTCTCGCTGCGATCTGGGTGCTGGCCAGTGCACACACTCTAGCGCGATCTCGCGGCGAGGTCAAGCTAGCGCATCTGCCCGCTCGCGCTCTTGCCGAACACGTCCATGCAGGCGTATCGAAGCGCGTCCATCAGGTGATCAGCGCCGCTCTTGTCAGGCTCTTCGGTGATGATGCCGGATGCCGTGCGCTTCCATGCGTAGCCCTCAAACTCCTCTGCTAGGTTCTTGCACTCAGTGCTAACCGTGAGGATTGGCGATCCATCGGCGCGAGGCTGGAGCACCGAGCCGACAGTGCGTATGCCTTCCATGCGAGCATTCTTCCCATTGAACGGCGTCACTCCAGCAGCTCGCAGCTTGGATTTCATATCGCGGTGAATCGACGGGTCAATCACCAAGCGAGTTGGCAGGTTGCGCCTCCGCCAGAACGAGACCTCGTCAGCGAGGGTGCGAGCGTAGCCATCGAAGTCGAGCCCGATGATCTCGTAATACTCTTTGGTGACGTGGGCGCGCTGCATCTTGCGACCTGTCGCGCTTGTCGCCTCGCCGTACAGCATCATCACTACATAGCTCGCCGGGGCTTCAGCGCTGGTGTTCAAGTCAGCGCCGATCACCACGGCCTTTGGAGCAATGCTCACGTTGCGCATGTGAAGCGCGCGATCCCACGATGGGTATATCTGGCCTGAGAACGAATCCCACGACGCCATGTAATCACGCTTGAAGAACTCAGGCGAGAGCGATTCGCGGGCCTCTTGCACCTCGCTCTCTGGAATGTGCGGCGAGTCCATCGCCGTCCATTGGTGGCAGCTTGCGCCTGGGAACGTGCCGTCGAGCGCTGGCTTCCAAACGTCGTGGTAGAACCAACAACGCCCCATCGGCGAGGTGTCAGCGATCAGCCAGCCATTGGTATTCGAGAGGCGTGATCGCACGTTCGGCCATGCAGCTTGCTTTGAGCGCGCAATCTCAGTCCACCAAACACCATCCACTTTGCGAGCGACAAGACCTTCAGGTCTGCCTGCGCTCTTGAACTCGATCAACGCGCCGCCTTTGAGATGCACCTTGCCGGCGCCTGTCTTGATGTCGCGGAATCGCTGGTCTCGCTTCTGGCGCTTCCAATCGACAAGGTGATCAGGGATCAAGTCGCTCAGCTCGATCTTCTGCGCGATCACCTCATCGAATGTCGGGCCAAGCACCCAGTAGGTGCGCAAGCGCTTTGTGGGCGATTCGCGGAGCACGCGCTTGAGGAACTTGCGAGCTGCAGAATAGGTCTTGCCAGTGCGCACACCAGCGCCCGCGAGTGCGAAGCGCGAAGGGTCATCATAGAACGCCTGTTGAGCGTCGAATGAAGGCTCGAATCGGTCAAGCGCTGGTGAGGCTCGTCTAGCCATCTGCGCCCTGCGTGAAGTCGATCTCGTCTTCCACGCCCTCGCTTAGCTCGGCTTCGAGCTTCTCGGCAGCGAGCATCGTCTTGATGCGCTGGATGTCGTTTGAATCGAAGATCGCGAGCGTCTGCATGATGTTTGTCAGCATCCGTGCGTTGGCTCCATCAGCAGCCCGCACGAGCTTCTCGATCAGCTTGTTGCGGTCGCCCTCGTCGAGCGTCGATGTCCAAGCCGGATTCTTGGCTAGCATCTTGATCGCTCGGATCTCGCGGATACCACCATCATTCATCGCTCACCCCCGCGCCCCCTAATTGTAAGCAGAGCGGTTCTCTTTGTGCAACGAGGTTGCATCTAGCCTTCGATCTTAGAAATAGCATCTTTGAGCATCGCTGCTTTTCGCTCGATGATCGGCTTGAGTATTTTGCCAGCGCCTTCGCACCACGTCCATACCACGCTTGGGTGCATCACCTTGAGCATCGCGAGTGCCATGGCCGCGTGCTCGTTGATCTTCTCGCACCATAGCGGCGAGTGCGTTTTCGCGAGCTTTGAGTCTGCGCCGTATCCGTCGATTCCTGCGATCACGATCTCGGTTGCTCCGAAGTGCTGGATTGCGATCCTGATCGCCATGACTCCGACGGTGCGCCCGTGGTAGAGCGCATCTGCCATGCCGTAATGGATGGATGTCTCGCCGATGCAGAGGGGCTTTGACGCATATCCGTCTGGGTGATCGGTAACGACGCCTTGGAAGATTTCGCATTCGGTGAACGCCAGGGTCTCGAACGCGTCTCTGTTGGCGTCGATGAATCGCGGGTCAGCAACACAGTACGCATCTGGAAATGGGATGATCTGGATGCTGGCATTCATGCAGATCGTTTTGTCGCATCGCCTGATGTGGTGCTCATTCGGCTCGCCGGATGGCCCGCCGCCCAGTATGCCTACTCTCATGCTTGCTCCACTCGTTCCCTTACCGCTTGCCTCTCGGCATCGAAGCGGCTCATTCGCCCATCGTACTCAAGAATTGCCGCACGTTCTAGCAGGTGCTCTGCATCGTGGATAGCCAATCGCCTGAGCATGTTGGCGAATGGCTGGTATGCGCATGTGTCTGCGATAGCTGACGGGTCGCTCATGTGATCCCCTTTGCTTTTTTGAAGCCCTCCTTCGGTTTGTAGTAATCGCATCGTGGCCCGCTCAGCCACTTCTCTCGCCACTCGAATCTCGCCCAGCTTTGCCAGTGCGGGTCAGGCACAGTGCCGGATTCAGGCGAGCGCTTGCACGTTGAGGCGAGCGGGCAGTCTGCTGTGGCGCACATGGTGAAATCAGGCATTGATAGCCTCCAGCGCTTCGCGCACGATCTGCCCGCGTTTCGTTAGGTTGCTCATTCGTTGCTCTCCTTGTTCGTTATCAGATCCCTGAATGCGTTGAGGCCATCCGGCCCGATTATGTAACTGCCACCTGCCTCATTGAGCACGCGCTGCTCTTCACTGGCAGGCGTCTTCGGGCCTTTGAACTCAATCG